GCAACGTCTTTGCACGTCCAATCTGACGGAGCAATCTTTGAGCGGTGCAGGTCTTTACGACGCTGCGCCTTTGCTTCCCTAACTTCCTCATACTCGGCTTTCTTTTGAGCCGCGTGCTTTGCGCGGTCAACCAGTTCATCATTGTCCGGAGACGAGGTTTTTTCAAAGAAATCATAACCCACTTGTTTTTCCTTCCCCTCGACCCCGTCGAGGAATTTATTTGTAACTATATTAGTAGTACTAGCTGTATTGCTATTAGAAATACTGCTTACTTGCTGTACTGCTATATGGCGATATCCAGATAGTACCGATTTGGTATTTTCTGACAATACCACTTTAGTTTTAGTTCCGCCTCCGACTAGTCTAGTCATTTTAAGGCAATTTGCTTCTCGTAATTCCTGTAGGACAGATGCGCTCTTGCGTCTGCTTAAGCCCTTGTGCTCCATTAGGGTACGGTGATTGATTGTAATTGTGGGATTTAGATATAAAAAGGCAAGGCAATCCCGCGCTTGCCGACTAAGGTTTATAGACATGCTATTCCTTAATAATGCGTTTGAACTCTTTAGCAAATGAACGGGCAAAGATTTTACCCATTTCGGATACTAGCACAACTAAGCTTTCCTCTAAGTCATACTCGCTATCATAAACTTCATCAGCCTCATCTTCTTCATCAGGCAAAGCGTCATTAATAGCATCCAATACTTCTTTTACAGGAGTAGGTTCCTCAGTTATTTGAGTTTCTGCAATAGGCATTACAACTCGGGGAGGGCTAGTTATAGGGCCCTGGCTTAGTGGAATTAGCATAAGACCATTAGTAAGGTCATACATTGGGATATTATGCTGCTGAGCTATTGCAGCAGCTGTTTGACATTCAGAATCATCGTCATCCCAAAGAGCAAAAAATCTAATTTCATCTCTAGTATTATCAACCAATAATTCGTCATAATTATTCCTAGAATAATCAAGAATTGGCAGTTCTTTATCGATTGCATACTGATAAGCCCAGGTGACTCCATCAGACTTTGCTTCATCGTAGACAATAGCCACTATAGTTTCATCTGCTGAATCTACAATGTCACTAATAAGGGCCTCTACATTAGCCCGGGTAGTTTTACCATTACCCATAACCGCGATGGTTACTCGTCTCATATTTACCTCCTATGAACGGAAGTATCAGTATACACAAAAAATATAAAACGTCAACTAACCGATGATCGCCCTGTAATTAGAGCAAATGTAGCTCCCATAGGTATGTACTCTGTTAGTTCAGCATTGAGTCTATCCATAGCTGCTGACTTGTTTTTGTAATATAGCCCTCTACCATCTGTGCTAGAGCTGCTTTCCCACATTAAATCATTAGTCATTCTGTAACCTGTTCCACCATCAAAATAAGGTAACGCACTAGCAGCTAATTCAAAAAGAACAGAATCTACGTAATAAATATTTCCATTAGCGCCGCTAAAGGTAAAAGATATTTCTGCTACAGCCGCAGTAGAAGGGGCTGTCATTTGATTTATAGTTACTACAGTATTAGCGGGGATACTGGCAGAAACGCTTAGTGTAAGAAGATAAGCGCCGCCACCAAGCGCACTAACCGCGGTAATGGTAGTCCCATCTAAAAGCCCTACACCACTAATTCTTTGCCCTGCAATAGGAGCAGTAGGAACATTAACCCCTAAATAAGTACTAGTAATTGAACTAGTATTTACTGTGCCAATATTTGCTGAAGGTAATAAAGATACTCTTTGGAAGTTTGTAGTTAAAGTAGTTGCTAAACCAGTGTCTGTTTGAAGAACTGTTCCAGAAGAATTTTTCCAAACTACAGTAGGAGTTATAGTTGCTCCAGCCGTTCCTTTTACATATGCGCTTAACGCGTAAGATAAGTTTGGACTAACTTTAGTGCCCGACACTCCAATAGTCATAAGTCCACTAGTATGCCCAAGTGTAGGGTTTAATAAAAATTTTGAAGAAGATAGAACAGAACCTACTACCGTGTTAGACGCCAAAGTTCCCGCACCAGAAATTTTAGTAATAGTTTGCCCTGGAGTAATATTATTAGTTCCGTATAGGCTATAGGCAGTTCCAATAACCATTCTTCCCAATGACTGAGACACGTTAGATATTGATAGTAATTGTTTAAGTATTGTTGTAGAAGTATTAGCTGTAACCTTAGCTGAACCAGTGCTCACAGCGGTTCCGGCACCAACACTTGAAGTTGGGTATACATTTGAAGCGCCAGACTCTGTGGCAATAGTTCCGCCTGTAACAGCCCAGTTAGCAACTGAACTTTCAAAACCCGGATTAATAATTTCGTTAGCTCTAGTAGGAGTTAGATATAAATCAATTCTTCTAGCATCTGAGTAAGGAAGCGGGTTATAGGTAGTAGAAGCTGATGGCTCAAATTGTGCAGCATCAAAATACTCTATGTCAGTTGCAGCAGAAAAAGTATCCAACGTAAAGTAAGGCACAGCATACGAACAATTTGTAGGTGCTGTAAGCGCACTTGAGGTTATAAATTGAGTCCAAGCTATAGACCCGAAATTGCTATAAGGGCCATCGGAGTCAGTGCTAATTAACGAGCCCCTACTGTCATACCATTTAATTCCAACTGTAATGTTGCAACCACTACCGCCTGATTTAGGACGGCTGTATATACCAAACTTGTATAAATTGCCCGCAGTAACAGGTATCCCATATAAAGTTGGGTCATAAATTGCCGCACCGGAATTAGAATTTGTAGTAATCGCTGTTCCAGCAGCTAGACCATCAACAGCTATTGTAAATGTAAAAATATCTGGAATGCTGACTACTAAGTAAATTCCGGGGGTAAGTCCGCTAATATTTTTAATATTTACATAATTTCCAACAGTAAAATTATGAGCCGTATCTGTAATTAACGTTGCATACCCAGCAGTTGTAGTTGTTGTGTTGGTACTTAACTTAAATTTATCTAAAGACACGCCATAACTTAGCGTTACAGCAGCTAATCCAGTTCCACTAGTTACTTTTAAATACCCAGATTGCTTGTTTAAATAACCGGTAGGTGAGTTAGTCTCAAGATACGCTGCTGGACTACCGCCTTCAGCAGCGGGAGTAGTAACCGAAATATCTACTGTTGATGAGGAGTTAACTTGCTCCCAAAAACCTAAGTCGGATTCAAAAGAAGAACAATCTAGAGTTAATAGTATATTTTTAATAGAACCGATAGTTACGTTAAATCCGGCAAATGCGGCAATAAACTCTTTAACGCCTTTTATAGAACCTTTGTTTAAATAAATGCTTGATGCATACTGAAGAAGACGTTTAGCTTGTGGGATTCCTAATACTGATTCATAGTTAAAACCAAAACTATTTAACATAGCTGGAATCATACGGCCATCTAGATTTTTAACATCATATCTATTTTTAGCATTATCAATCATGGTTTTAGTCAAGTCATATTGAACAGCAAAAGCTCTTAGAAAGTTGTATAAATCTGTATTTTGGTTAGCATTAGCAAACGCAGAAAGAGCAGCTGGTGAACGATACACTTCAGGTAAATGGTCGTACATAGTATTTGCAGTATCGTAGTTTTTAATTGATATGCCCGTAGCAGTACCAATTCTCTGCCAATAATTATTAGAAAAAACAAATATTGAATAGTAATAAGTTTGACCTAAGTCTAAATAAACCGGAGAAAAAGTTAATGTGGTATCAGCTGGAATAGTGGCGTAATCACTAAGTGTAAGAGCAGTGCCATTAATTGCAGCAACTTTAGTTCCGCCTACAATACCGCTACCTGAGTTTGCGCCTGAAGATTTACCACTAGCTGTGTATGTAACAGATTGATTTACAGCAATATTAGAGTTAGAGGCTTTTAATGCTACAAATTTATCATTATTAACTGGTAAAGCGGTAGTAGCTGCATATGTAGTAGTCGATACCCCAGTTAATTGGTCAATGTAAGCACCGGTATCAGTGTAAGTATATTTAGTATTAAGCAATGAGTTTGTAGCTGTTATAGATGCACTAGACAAAGCAACGCTTGGAGTTAAATTAATATTAAAAGTAGTAGCGTTATTTATTTGAGTAATATAAGTAATGTCACTAGTAGACAGCGTTCCAGTACCAGAAACTATTGTGATTGTTTGGCCAACTGATAGCCCAGTAGTACTAGAAACAGTGACTTTTCTACCTGAAGAGCTTGCTCCAGTTAATGTAACTGCTGTACCGCTACCCCCAATTGATAAAGCAGTTTTAGTAGTAGAGTAGATTAAATCGCCTTCATCAGCAGTAGTAGGAAAACCTAATGCACTCCTAAGTACAATAAATTTTGAAAATGACGCATCATAATATGGCATATACCAAGATAATTTAATAGTTCCATAATCCGTAGCAGTCGCCAAAAAAGGAGATATGCTAAAGTCCAATACATACGGAGAGCCGTATGTAAAGGAATAATAAGGTTTAGAACCATAAACTGTCATTTATTTACCTATTACTTAACGCCATAAAGAGTTACGGTAGCTGTAAAGTTTGCTGGGGTGCTTGCAGTAACATCGAGCCTAGTTACGTTAGCAGTTGCTAGATACCCAGTTAAAGATAAGCTGTGGCACATAGACGTTACTGCTTTACCATTGTTAGTCCTAGCATACGCAGGGATTTCAATTACATATAAGTTTGTGCCGGTAGCAGAACCAATAATAAAACCGGTGTCTGTAGTAGACGTGCTTGGAGTAGCAGTTCCATACACCTGACGAGTGTAAGCATATGTAGCGGTAGTAACGTTATTTAAAGTCAAAGTCATAACACCACCAGCAGTATATGATGTGATATCAATATGTAAAACTAGTTTATTGTAGTTTTGGCTAATAGAGTTAAATGTCACTGCTGTTGTGCTTCCAGCAGGGACCAAAGTTGATTGAGCTAGTTGCGTGTAACCAATACGAGCACCAGTTGTAGAGTCTCCTGTAAGACCTGCCTCTAAGTTTTGAAGCCTAGCACTTACGTTAGACAGCGCACCAGGAGCCGAGCTATAGGTACCGATTGAGGCAGTACCTAGAACAGACGTAGCAGGGTTGGTGCCCAAAGCTGTTTCTACCGCAACAATTTCACCTTGAACGTCATTGACGTCCGCAGCAGCTACTGTTGTGACTCCATCGACTTTAGTAGTAAACGTTTTAACGCTACTTGGATAACTTGCCATTTATATTCTCCTTAAGAAAGTCCGCCGTTGGCGGTGATAGTAAACGTTCCCTGGATAGGAATTTCATTTGTAGCACATTCAATGTCATCAACTTTTACAACTTTAACGTAATTATCTGCTGACGTATACGGTTTAGTGAAAGTTAAAGCACCTGAACCAGAACCAGAAGGCTTGGTTACAAGGTCAATAGTTGTAGTTCCAACTGCCTTTACAGTGCTTACAAGGTTAGTTCCAGTTACGTTCATACCTACAGTAATACCGGTAACGCTTGATAGACCTGTTAATTGAGTAGAAGCGCTAGTCCACGCAGATGCTGTAATACCCGTAGGAGTAGCAATTTCTACAGATGCAAACGTAATAGTAGTACCAGTTACAGACGTAACCACATAAGTTCCGTCTATAGTAGAGTCTACGTTATAGACTTTAATGCTAGAACCGACAGTTACAGTATGTGTAGTAGTAGTTGTTAAAGTAACAGCACTAGTAGTAGAAGTCCATTTATCAACGCTAAATATTTGCTCATCTTTATTTCTGCGAAGATGGGTTACTTTAGTAGTTATATCTATGCCGTCAATACTATTTAATGCGCTCAAAACATACTGGGCCGGAACCTGGTCGGCAAAAAATGAATTTGTATAGTCAAATAGGTTTGTTAAAACATTATTAACTTGCGTAAGCACTGTGCTTTGCTGGTACTGCTTTAGTACTTGAATAGTTAAATCTAAATTAATAGGAACATATGTAGGTGGCAATATAGACAAAGTAACGTTAGGAGCCACTTTGTCTGTAAAGTAAGTAAGGACTGTGCTTGACAAAGTATTAAATGCGTCAGAGTTAGAGCCGGTAGAGGTTACTTGAGAATCAGCAGATAATGCAGTGTTAATAGTAGTGGTATAAGTACCGGCAACAGTAAACTTTGTAGTATCAGCGTATGTAACATATACCGGCGTATAAATGTTGTAGTTAACTGGTGCCATACCCGTAACAGTTACATATTGCCCAGCTACTAATCCAGAGTTTGCACATGTATATGTAAGGTAAGAAGTTCCACTTACATAAGCGGTGCTATCGCTTGCAGTCTTAGTTACAGCTGTAACGCCTGCATAAGGTCCATAAGTGCTAGTTGCAGCAGTGCTATAAGGTCCAATGTAAAGATTAACACTAGTCCAGACCGAAGAGTCAGCAATTGCCTTGGCTACACCAGCTACTTGTAGCGCCATGTAAGCATAATCTTTTAATGAAACTGCTCTACGAAGAGTACGAAGGGCCCTAGGGGCATTAACTCTAATAGAGTCGCTGCTTTCAATATCAGCGCCTCCAGTAGCCGCAGAAGGCTGACTGACAGTTACGTTTGAAATGTTATTAGTAGCCAAACTTAAAATAGTCCCAGCAGGAACGTTTCCAAGTGAACCAACGCCAAGTCTGTATGTAACGCTTACAGTCAGAGATGATGGAGGAATACGGCCAGCTACACCATCACCAAAAATAATATAAGTGTAGCCATCTGAGTCAATTGATGTTGTAAAAGTCGAATCGTAGGATGCGCTGTCAATCAAAGAAGAAACATAAGTATACTGCGTAGTACCGACATATACTTTAAGGCTTGCAGTTGCTCCTACACCATTAACAATGACACCAACGGCATTTATTTTAAACACCTGATTAGGCGCACCACTTGATGTTCCTAATGTAACGTTTGAATAAGTTATACCCTGAGTAGCAGTAGTAGTGACGGTGCTAGATGCTCCAATAGTAACGTCTGAATCTAATTCAAATGTTACATCCGTATTTTGGCCATTAACTACCTGAGTAGATTTTAGTTGCGTTAAAGCCGGCACAGTCACAGAAGAACCGGCTCCATTTGTAAGGCTAATAGTAGCGATTGCAGGTTGGTTAGTAGTAACGGTATAACCAAACATAGCCGCTAATTGTAAAATACTCTGACGTTGGCTAGCAGTAGCTAGGAATCCTTCAGAGGCAGAACGGTCAGCATAATAGTTTAAAAGGTCACCTAAATACGCAAATAGTTCAATTAAAGTAACACCAATATCAGTAGGGTCACTAGCGCTCCAGGTAGGGTTAAATTGCTGTGCAATAGTAGTCAAATCATTGACTATGGCAGTATAGTCCCTAGATGTATAATCAATCTGCGGGATATAGGTCACAGTAGAATTTGCTGTACTAGACATTATTTAATCTCCTGAATAAGCTCGCCAGCTCGGTTAAAAATACCTGTATTAATTGTAACACTATCTTCTTCGGCATTTGGCAGTGCGTAGATAATTGTGACAATCATCAACCCTGTATTTGCGTCAAACCTAGGCTCTATGCTCTTAAGTGATAGTTCAGGCAACCATTTGCTAAATGCTTGGTTAATGCTGTCATTAGCTATTTCAGCGGCTGTAGACTCGTTTTCGTACACTGCGCTATATAGGTTGCTACCAAAATCTGGTCGCATAACTCGTTCTCCCGGGCGGGTGCCTAGAGTCAGTAATATGCGGTTTTGCCACATGACTTTATAATCACTAGTAGAAGCAATACCAGTTAAATAAGTTTTATCAGCGCTTCTAGCAAACGTAAATGGGTAATTTAATTGGGTTTCTTTCATTTAAAATGTTCCTAACCATAGTGGAAAATTAGGG